ATCTTGTTTATGAGTTCGTCCATACTATAGTGTATGTCTTGGTTCTGCTTTTTATTATCCGTTTTGCATTGTCGTTCAGTTTAAAGGCGCCCTAAACAACAATGGAAGACGTACTGCTGCCAGTCTCATTCTCGTGCTCGACGCCGTCATCGGAAGACCCTGACGATTACAGACTGACTACGCCGCAGCTGCCTCCGCAGCCCGTGGTCGTCCGCTCTCAACCCAAAGAAGTATACAATGCCGCATGGGCTGCATCCGCCATCATGTTTCTAGCCGTTCTGATGTGTATATCCATTATAGTGTGGTACATCTTCACCGACAACTAGCAAAAAATGACATTACTACTAATAAACAAATGGGAAAGGCAGCATGGGTTATTACAGGAGTATCTCTAGTGGCACTGGTTATTGTTGTGATTTTGTACGTTCAGGCTACGTCGGCCCCGGCGATCCCCGCGGTTCCAACGCAGCTCGACATTTACGGATCTAACGACTGGTGGTCTCCGCGCCGGGAGCGGCGAGAGCGGAGGCGTGAGTGGCGAGAGCTGCACGGCTGAACGCCATGTCGTACTCGGTCTCGGCCAAGTCCACCACGTGCATGGCCAGCGATAGTCGCTGGTGAGCGTCGCGCATAACTTTTCCCTGAAGCCTCTTCATCTCTCGAATCTCCAGGAACCGCGGCGTCGACACCTTTTCGTTGAATGCATCTACGATCTCTTTTTCGCACTGCTTGTAGAGTTCGACTTCGCTATTGTATTCGGCCTGTGCGATATCCTGCTGTTCCTTGGCTTGTAACAACCATGTGCGTGCTGCCTTCAGTTGCGGTGTGTTCATTCTGTATCTCTTTATCTGTCTGCCTGCCCTCCTTTTTTGAGGGGAAACAGACGGATCCGTTTTGATTTATTTTCGCAGGGCCGCTACGATCCAAGGCATCGACGAGAAGCGATCTGCGAGAGCAAACTTGCGCGCAATACAATTTTCAGAAATGTTGTCTGGTTTTACACTTACTGCCAACTCGAGGTCTGTAAGCTTTCGCGTGTTCCATGCTCGAACATTTGCAGCAAACTCAGAAGGCTTCATTCCCTTCAGACGGTCTACGAGCGGGAGCAATGCTTCTCGCACATTGTCGATGCACAAGAACGGCTGGCGCGTTCGGGTGTTGCGGATGAGAAGATCGCTCTTCTTGAGCCCCGCATTGAACTCGGTTTCTAGAGCAGCTAGGAAACGGTTTACAACCATCATAGGGTCCTCCTCCCAGTGAATCGGTTTCGAGCTGTTGATCGAGTTGAAATACTCGATTGCATCCGACTCAGACTTAACGTACTTTTCGGTGACCGTAGCCGGAAAGTCGCCAAGCATGAACGTCTTGCGGAGGATCGAAAGCCGGTGCTGTCCGTCGACAACATAGCGCTGTTCTGTAATTTTCCCGGACGCGTCAGGTTCTTCGATCACTATAACAAAGTAGCCCTTGTCTAGCGACTCCATGCGGTCGATAGAGCCCGCCAGCTTTTCGGCGTGTCCCTCGTCCAGAATTCTGTTACCCTTCCAGTTCGGAATCTTGAGCAGTGCCTGTATTGTCGTCTTCTTGAGCAAGGATCCATCGTTGTACGTATGAAGCAGTGTGTCCGTCATTTCTTCCAGTTTCATTCTCGTTTTCAGTGTGACCCTATAGATCCGTTTTTACAATCTCCGCGGAATGTGCCAGTAAAGAGGAGGAGCTGCTGCAATCTGTCTTCGGTAGTTGATTCCGTCTAGCCAGTCCATACATGAAAGCATGAGACAGAGTGAAACGGCGACGCATAAAGTGAAGGCTGCGATTTCTACGTTTTCGTCCATATCATATACAAGCATCTCGTGTCTAAAATACAATGCTGAACGGTATACTTCACAAGTACAGGCACATGTCGAGAGGCTTTGCTCGCGACCCGATAGCTACTGTCTATCCCCGCATCCTTCTGGGCCCTGGCTTTGTTCTGACTCCCGCTTTCGTAAAGACCCGACAGATCACGCACGTGATAAACTGCGCAGAAGAGGAGGCGTGCCCTTTAGGTCTCCGCAACGCATTTGGAAGTTCACGCTATGTATGCATGAACGCCCTTGACGACGAATCAAACATCCTTGAAAAACACTACCCTGCATTTGAGGCCGCAATGGATAGATTCTTGCGGGATCCGACGTGCTACAATGTGTACGTCCACTGCCAGGCCGGCATGAACCGCTCTGCGACACTCGCCGTGGCCTACGTCGTTCGCCGCTTTCGAGTGAAATTGCAAGCGCTCGTCGAAAACACTGTGAGGCAAAGGCCCTGTATCATGACCAACATATACTTTCACGAGTATCTCTGCAAATTCGCAACTCTCGCTCTTGAATAATGATCAACGCGGCCAAAGACAATGTCGCGGCAGGCGCCGGCACGTCAAAGGCCGACATCGCCGCAACATCGGATTCTGCAATAGGGTCTTCATTTGATTACCTGCAGACCATACGATCGCCTGCAGATAAAGGCGTCTCGAGCAGCGGTACGTTTAGTCAGGTCTTTACGAACGCCAACGCCATCGGTGGTTACGTCACCAGCCTTCTTAGCGGCCCCAAAGTCGGAAATCAGTTTTTTCGAGATACAGGTGGTCAGTGCAAGACTCCGAGTGGCAAGGTGGTGAATCGGTGGACCTGGAACAACAACAAGTTGGGCGCCGACGATGCCGCCGGTGTTCTGGGTCCGAGTTTTGCGAACGCCGTGGCAGGTTCCGGACTGGACGGCATGATTCCGGGTGCAGCGGGAGACATTGCTTCGATGAATCCCCTTAAAGTTATGAACGCCCTGATTGAACCAGGAATTCCCGAATGCAAGGCCTACAGCTGCCCCGTTACCGACGAACGAACGGGTATAGACAAGGGCAGGGAGACGCGCTACTTGACGCCGTCGCTCGAATTCAACATGCGCGGATGCACTCTGGCCAGTGAGAGTTTCACGCCGTTCTTCAGTGCACCGCATACACCTCGAAAGCTCGTAAACACCGACACAACCCCCTACATCTTTCTCGGAGCTGCCATCCTATCCATGATTGCCCTGAAAATAATAAGTTAGACGCTCCATCAAAAGGATGAGTAAGCAGTATGTCTTCCGATGTATTCAAGGTGAAAAAGACGCGCGACGTGCACTCCAAACCTCGCGACACGTACGGCACGTTGGACTCGATGCATGAGCAGTACATTCACGAGCTCGCCGAGAAATCATCGCCGAGCAATGTGGATTCTGTACGCGCGAGGATCAATACACTCGAGAATCAGCTAAACGTCAGCTTTGATATTTTTGATTTCGACGAATCGATACGTAGGTCAAAAATGGAGGCCGAGCTGTCTGGGCTAAAGTCTAGCCTCAATGCAGCCATAGATCAGCAGGAAATTCGCAGCTATTATTTGGCGAGCGGAGACATCATGCTTGACTATTATGCAAAAACGTCCAATAAGGTCCATGTTCCGTTGGCTCCCAAGATCTCGGTGGGTACGTTTGACAAACTGTTTTCTGTCTCTGAATCGGCAGTCGGACCTTCGAAGAAGAAGATGTTTGACGAATATATGGTCCGGCGCGGCCTCTCCGACGGCGTGTCGCTGATTGACAACCCCGAGCAGATCAAAAAGATGTCGGAACACTGTGCACCCTGCAATGTACCTCGCGAGGAGATCACATCCGAGGGAATCCTTGTCTGTCCCAAATGTGGAAGCGAGGAGTACGCCCTCGTCGTCTCGGACTTTCCTAGCTTCCGCGACACCCCCAAAGAGCGCAATAACTATGCATACAAGAAGCAAAACCACCTCAACGAAATCCTCAATCAATTCCAGGCCAAGGAGAGTACGGAAATCCCTGAAGACGTCATGAACGAGGTTATCTGCGAACTTCGAAAGAGACGCGTAGACAATATTGCATCGCTGACTGAACAAAACATTCGCGAAATTCTGAAGAAATTAAGCCGCAATCGATACTACGAACACGCCGCGCACATTTTGAGCAGGCTGAACGGGAATCCGCCTCCGACAATTACGCCTGAAATCGAAGACAAGATCCGCGCGATGTTTCAGGAAGTCCAAGCCCCATACCTGCTGTACTGCCCCGACGAGCGCCGAAACTTTCTCTCCTACTCGTACATCATCTACAAGTTTCTCGAACTGCTGGAGCTGGATGAGTATAAAGTTCACTTTCCGCTACTTAAATCGCGCGATAGACTGATACAGCACGACCAGATTTGGAAAAAGATTTGTGAATACCTGCAGTGGGAGTTTATACAGAGCGTTTAGACATTGGGTTGAAGTTCAAACAATGAGCCTATGCCTGGTAATGATTGTAAAGAACGAATCGCATATAATTGCAGAGACCTTGCGATGCTTGAAGGAAAAGGTCCGCTTCCACTATTGGGTTATATGCGATACCGGGTCCACCGACGGTACAGAGAAGATCATATGCGATGAACTAAACGACATTCCGGGTGAACTGCACAAAGTTCCGTGGGTGGATTTTGGCACGAACCGGACGCAGGTTGTGAACCTGGCGCGAGGAAAGACCGACTACGCCATGATGTTTGATGCGGACGATACCATCGAGGGTACGATAGAGTTTCCAGAGCAGATGACGGCTGACATTTACGACTTGACGTTTCGCATAGGCTGCATAGAGTTTCACAGATCTAGCATTTTCGACAATCACCGCGCATGGAAGTACGTGGGAGTCCTGCACGAGTACCTGGAGAGTGCAGACGGGCTGCCCGTGCGGCATGAAAGTATTATAGGAAACTACCGATGCGTCGCCCGAACCGAAGGGGCGCGGTCGAAGGATCCAGAGAGGTTCCGCAAAGACGCGGAAACACTCGAAGCGGCATTTGAAGCTACATCTGAACCTATGCGCGCTCGGTACGCATTCTACTGCGCCAATTCGTGGAAGGACTGTGGGAACTGCAAAAATGCGATTTTCTGGTACACGCGGACTCTGGAACTTGACGGATGGTCGCAGGAAAAGTACATTGCTTGCCTACGGATATACGAACTCTATGCGAAACTCGGAACGCCCGAGCTAGGGTTGTATGCGCTCGTCGAGTCCACACGTTTCGACCGCGATAGAGCCGAGTGTCTGTACAGCCTCATAAACCACTACCTACTGAAAGGGATGTCCGAGGTCGCCTTCAAGTACTACGAACTGCTGAACCCCGAGTACGATAGCGTAGATCGGTCTACGAAGCTATTTGTGCAGCCTGATGTCCACACGTTCCTGCTGCCGTACACGATGATCATTGTGGCGGATCGCGTAGGAAGACACGATGTTGGCTTGAAAATGTACGGCATCATTCTGCGGCACCGACACATACCCGATCCGTGGTACATACCGCACTTCTTTGGAAACGCAAAGTTCTTTCCGGGCATAGAAAAGTACGCGGAACACTTGCGGTCTTACGCCCGTGAAAACGGATACTCATGGGACGGAGGTTTAAATGTAGCATAAGATGAAGCCCCGTTTCAGTGCATCCGAAGTCGCAGGTATCCTGGGCCGCAACCCCTACAAGACGAAGAATGAAGTGCTACTCAAGGTCATTTCACAGATGCCACAGTTCAAGGAGGCGGTACTGGCCGCAAAGTCTGCGGTGGGAGGAAAGACGGACAAGGAGTTTGTAGATGCCGCACCGCACGAGGTCCACGTTGCTCTCGCAAAGTGCGTCCGCGAGGCCACGACGGCCACGAGCGACGCGGAGGTGGAGAGTATTGTGTCCAGTTTCAAGCAGACGAACGCCCGCGTCCTGCTGAAGGAGTGTTTGGACGGCAGCCGCGCGGTCGAAAGCCCCGAAGTCGATGCAGCCAAGCGCCGCATTCACACAGGGCAGTCTACGCCTGAGATGGAAATAGAGCGTCTATCGGTAACGAAGGAGGTGCGTGAAAAAATTGACGCGCTGCCCGAGCAGGAGGTTCTGGCGTCCGAGATCCAGAAGCGGCGGGGCACGAAGCTCGAGAAGAAGGCCGAAGACGCGTTTGCAGCGGAAACGGGCAAGGAAATCTCAGAGCGCAACACGTTCACACAGCTAGAGTGCCCTGAGTACAAGCTGATTGGATATATTGACGGTTACCAGGCCGGTCGTATCGTCGAGACCAAGAACCGCAAGAGGTTCTGGCCTGTGCCACCCGCCTACGACTTTGTGCAGCTGCGGTGCTACATGCGAATGCGTGGCAAGATACCCGGCGTTCTACTCGAGAACTTCCCTGGCAAGCCGCCGCGCAGCACGGACGTCCCGTGGGACGACGCCGAGTGGGAGTCTATACACGAGGGACTCTGTGCGGTCTCGGCCGAGATTGCAGCAATGACGCCCGAGGACGCCTCCCGTCTCTCTCGCGAGGTCTTC